AACTCATCAACTCCTAAAACCGTGTTTTGTGTAAGTTGATTTAGCTGACTTGTAATACGCTGTAAACACGTTTCTTTACAAATTACTTTGTTCCATGTTGGTTTCAAACATCTAATAGTTGTATGTGTATCGTTTCTCTCATCAACATTTGACAAAATAAAACAATCATCTAATTCTTTTATTTCTTCTCCGCTTATAATTGCTTTCGTTTCTATATTATAAATTTGCATTTTTACTCCTTTACTGTCCATTCTCTCCCCTGCCGTTAATAGCAGGGGAAATCATGACTTATACAATAGCTATATTGTACTTATGCGTTGCGAGGATTCTTTTATTTAGTTGTCGTGTGGTATATAAAAATCCTGTGCAACAAGCCTTTTCTGGCTTGAGTCTCTGCCTAATAAAAAATGAAAAATGGAAGAATCTGAAAATACAAAAAAAACATTATTTACAGTTACTTAGGCAGAGAATCAAACCAGAAAAGGGTTATTTAGTTACTACTTCTTAATCTTTTCTAATTCTTCTTTGAAATGCATTTCCATAAGGTCTGCGATCATCAAATACTCTTTTGCGTACTTAGTATCCTTATGTGTTTCTTCCACTTTTTCTCTGAATTGCTCTAATGTACCGCTAAAGCATCCGCAATTTACACAAACATTTCCGTCTTTAGTAATAAAAAATGTGGTGTTTCTATACTCACTGCCAAAGCCTTTTACTGCTGCATACATCTGATCTCCAGACACCCATGCATCTCCAGACACCCATGCATCTCCAGACACCCATGCATCTCCAGACACCCTTGCATTTCCAGACACCCATGCATTTCCATACACCCTTGCATTTCCAGACACCCTTGCATTTCCATACACCATTGCATCTCCAGACACCCTTGCATTTCCATACACCTCTGCATCTCCATACACCTCTGCATCTCCATACACCTCTGCATTTCCATACACCCTTGCATTTCCATACACCATTGCATCTCCAGACACCCATGCATCTCCAGACACCCATGCATCTCCATCATGATCCAGATTTTCTTCTTTCTCTACAAAACCACCTAGCTCTCCTTTTTCTACTTTTCCAAACTCTACAAGAGCTTTAATTCTGAATAACTTAGTTCCTAAAAAGTTAGTAATAAATTCTGTTGTTAATTCAAATTTTTTCATTTCTTTGATCTCCTTTTCTTATTTCCAATAAACTGCACTGGATGTAACATGAATACCTCTAGGTTTCTTTTTGTTACGTTGCTGTTCTGCTTCAATTTCTTTTCTTACTTCATTCCCAAATTTTTCTGTCCAAAATGTAATCAAATACTCTGGAATCTTAAACATTTGTGAGCAAGATTTTGACGTATTGTTTTTTGTCAGTCTTGTCTTTACTACCATTT